CGCATTGTCCAAGCAAGCTGCTCTCCGCTGGGGTCTCCGTCTCAACGACGAACAGTACACGCTCAACAAGGCGTGGTGCAAGGAAGAAAAGGACGAGGAAGCTGGCGAAACTGGCGGCGATGAAGGCGGCGCACCGGATGCTGGTGGCGCACCGGATGCTGGCGGCGGAATGCCTCCGATGCCTGGAATGTAATGCTGCTTAAAAAAAAGGTGGTTTCATACCACCTTTTTTTTAATTCATTTTGCTCATGACGTTCTGCAGTATCTTGACGAGGTTCTGTCTCACTGCCATGTACTGCTCGTCATCGAAATCTTCCATTAGTTCCTCGAACTGGCTTGTCCATCGGATATTCTCGACGAGATCGTCAGCCGAGTGAATCTTCGAACGGAGTCGTGGATCTGCCAGACGTTTCAGTGCTACCGACAGCACTGCGGACATTCGTGCGTTGTACTCGCCGCTGTCTGCAGCGTATTCCGACAGGTTGCCGCTTGCGTTTGATTCGAGCGTGCGGATCATTGTTTCAAGCATTTGAGTATCGTGTGCGTCGACGAGATGCCTTAATTCGTGAGGAAGGCGTTCGTTGATTGCGTCGAGTACATCTTCCGTCTTGTATCTAGGATCGATATAGATATTGATGGTTGAGCTGCCTATATCCGTGTCAGCAAGTGATTCGCCTTCGCTTAGTTTGATCTTAATCATGATGGATTCCGGAAGATTTGCAATGAATGTTTCTGGAAGTCCGGCGACATTTGATAGGCGTAAGCGGATACTGATTGAAGGCTTGGTCTGGCTGTATAGTTGTTCCACACATTGAGCGAACTTGTCTGGAGACTTGGTCAGCACGGAGGCGACATAGCCGACTATCTGGTTGATATAGCCAGCTGTCTGCACGAATTTTTCCGCTACGTCGTCATCAATTTGTCCAGTAAAGTCGTTTGCCATAAGTGTGTCCCAACGGTACATTTGACAGTTTATTAGGCGGTTTTAGTGCATTTTTTCATTTCAATGTAGGTTTTTGACCATTTTTTGACGGCGTTTTTCGATATCCCTAAACATTATATCAAGAAACGCCTGTCAGAGTAGTGCCATGTTGGTGCTGCCGAGAAGGCACAACAACAGAAGGACTACTTATGCAAACACTTCAGAAAAAGAACCTCTCGAATAAGTGGCGCACCATTCTTGAATCCAACCTTGGTCGTCCTATTCGTACTCGCGCTGAAGCCAGCGTGATTGCTACCTTGCTGGAAAACCAGAACAAGGTTAACCGTGGCGCTATGCTCGAATCTGCCAACGTCTCCGCAGACGTGGCACAGTACCAGCAGTACGCTCTTCCGATGATTCGTCGTCAGTTCCCGGAACTGCTTGCTATGCAGACAGTGACTGTGATTCCGACCACGACTCCGCAGGGTATCTACTTTGCTCTTCGTTACCTCTATGATAACGAACCGCTCAAGACCACTGCTTTCCGTCAGGGTCAGAAGCAGGAAATCGGCTACGACCTCGTAGCTGACCACACTGGCTTTGCTGGCACCTTCAACCCGTGGACAACGGGCATGGGCGAAATGCTTTCCAACTACATGGAAGGCACGGGCGTTAGCGGCGCTTCTGCGACCGGCAATACGTTCGACCCGAAGCAGCCGGGCCTCCTTTACAACAACTTTGGTGGTTCCTACCTCGCTGGTGATGACCAGTATGGCGAATACTCCTTCAACATCAAGAAAGCCTCTATCAAGGTGATCTCTGGTGCGATCCGTGTGGGTACTCGTGCTATCAAGTCTCACTACACCATCGAACTTCAACAGGACATGGCCGCAGCTCACGGCCAGGATGTTGAAGCTCTCTTGCTCGAAGGTCTCCAGTTTGAGATCCAACAGAACATTGACCGTGAAATTCTTCAGGCCATGGTTCTCGTTGCTCAGACTCCGGCTCTCGGTGGTGAAGCTGTCCTCCAGATCGACCTTGCCGACGCTACTCGTCTGAACGCTGGTATGGGCCGCTGGGCTGCTGAACGCATCGCCGGTGGTATCGTGAACACCATCATCGCCGTGTCTCGTAAGATCGCTCTTACGACTCGTATGGGTTGCGGTAACTTCGCCATCGTGTCTCCGGACATCGCTGCTGCAGTTGCTACCCTTAACAACGGTATCTACACTCCGACCTACCTCCAGACCGACGCTGCTGTGCAGCCGAGCGGTGGTGTGGCTGACGCTGGTTCTCTCTTGAACGGCAACATCAAGCTGTATCAGGATATCTACGCCAATGCCTCTTACGCCCTCATCGGTTACAAGGGCCCGCGCCAGGGTGAATCTGGTATCATCATGATGCCGTACATCCCTTACATCTTCTGTAAGACCGCTGGTCAGGAAGATGGTTCTCCGCGCCTCATCGTTAAGTCTCGTTACGCCATCGTGGCGAACTTGCTCGGTGCTGGTCAGTTCTACCGTCTCATCCACTTCGCCAATGTCAACAGCGTTATCGCTGGTATCGACCTTGAGAACATGCCGTGGCAGTCTAATGGCTCGCTCGCTGGTGCTTCTCTCCAGGCTGGCCTCTCTTACGAGACTGTGCCGAATGGCGTCGTGAACGTGCCGGGTGGCCTCTCTTACGAAGACAACAACTGGTAATTCGGTTGTTAGCCTAGTAAGCTAGAAACTAAGAGAGCGACGAAGCAATTCGTCGCTTTCTTTGTATAATAAATCTGAACTGCTGTTTTGTAAAAAATATAGTAGTTTTGCAAAAATAATAAACTTTATTATATTATTTGGCTCAATATTAACTATATTATGTACATTGGAGGCAGTTATATGAAATGTCTTGTATGTGCCGCAGACGGTAAAGAAACTGTATTTGAAAAGGTATGCTCACTTGGAACTCATTTATGGAAGACGCATAACTTAAAGCCGCAACAGTATTATGATAAGTATATGGCATCACCAAGTGATGGTAAATGTGCTGAATGTGGGTGTCCTACATCGTTTAAGTCTATTGGACAAGGCTATAAGGAATTTTGTAGTAAGAAATGTGCCGCTAAACATATTGCAGCTGACCCTGAACGGAACGCTCATAAGGTGTCCGCTCGTCAGTCAACCGTGAATGAATTGAATCAGCAATCACATGGGGAATATGGGCACAAAGTGCTTGAGCAACGTAAAGCAACTACACTAGAACGTCATGGAGTTGAATTTTATTCGCAGCATAAAAATTTTAAGGAGAAATATCATCAATCAAATCTTGATCGATATGGCGTAACATCTTATATTGCGCTTCCAGAATTTCAAAAGCATCTTCAAACGTGCAATATAGCGAGGATTGGTGTACCATATAATTTCTGTGTTCATACAGAGGACGCAAGAGAATCTTATACTAAGTTTTTAAGCGAGCATAATTGTGAGTTAATTGAGTTTACTAATAAAAAGTCAATTACATATAAGTGTAATGTATGCGGTAATATTATGACGGAACAAGATTTGTTTTTAAAGAGCCGCGTCAAATTGGGGTGTACGATCTGTTCCTATTGCAAACCGAAAGATGCGTTTTCGTCTATAGCCGAAGATCAAGTACGTACATATGTAGAAAGTTTGGGCTTTACGACATCGCATTATGATAGAAATTTTTTGGGTGAATATGGCGCTGATATAGTAGTAGAGGATAAAAAGGTAATTATTGAATATGACGGAATCCATTGGCATAGCGAACTTTATCGGCCAAACGATTACCATCTACATAAGACCGAACTGGCTGAACAAGCTGGGTATCATTTAATTCACGTATTTTCAAATGAATGGGAATATAAGCAATCTATAGTGAAATCCAGACTTAAAACCGTGCTGGGTTGTAATACCGATAAAGTGTATGCAAGGAATTGTGATGTTAAAGTGATTGATCATTTCACCTCATCGAAATTTCTGGACGCCAATCATATCCAAGGCAATTGTGCTAGTGCAAATTCTAGGTATGGTTTGTATTATGGAGATATGTTGGTAGCCGTAATGACATTTGGCCCAAATCGATATAGTAAGGAAGGCGTTGAGCTGTTGAGATATTGTACACTTGTCGATACATCGGTAATTGGGGGTGCGAGTAAATTATTCCATCATTTTTTGATGAATGAACAACCATCCGTCGTAGTTAGTTTCGCCGACCGTCGCTGGTCTGGTAATGGTGCATTTTATACAAAGCTTGGGTTCGAGTTGGTTGGGACGACGCAGCCATCCTATTATTATATCGTCGATAATAATCTGGAAACCCGTATGAAATATCAAAAACATAAGCTAGTCTCGGCTGGTTATGATGACTCGAAGACCGAGCACGAAATCATGCTGGAACGAGGTATCTACCGGATATATGACTGCGGAAACTACAAATATATATACAACTCGCCCTAGTCTCACGAATGATATGAAATGAATGGTCGCCGTGTCATCGGCGACCTTTTTTGTATAACGATCAATTCACAAATTGTCAACATATATAAACTACCGAATAACTGAGCGGTAGTTTTTGATGAATACCAAGGACAGTAAACAGTTATTGACGGCGATTTTGAACAATGACACGGCGACGGTCAAGAAGATTGTCGGCGCATATTTCGAGTCGTGTTTCGAGTCCGAACTGGAATCTGCATCCAAGTCTATCATGGAATCTATCGGCAAAGAAGGCAAGGCATTATATGGCAACTAATCAATTATACGGCGACGCTATATTCGAAGGTTCTACCGTATCCTTGGTTGATCGCAAGGACATGTTCGGTAATAATGTAAAACGTTTGATCATCGAAGGAACTGCGATTAAGTGTAATGTGCCTGGTATCAACAACCGTGCATATCCGCAGCCGACTATCAAACGAGAAGCTGACCGTCTGATGAAGGACTTCGTCATGAAGGGTCGTCTTGCCGCTTCTTTGAACCACCCACGTCTTGGCCCGGACGGCACCGCAAAGGACTATCCGATCTTCGAGATGGACTTGATGTCCATCTGCGCTTTGGTCGAAGACTTGCACATGGAAGGCGATCTCCTCAAGGTTCGCATGGTCGTGATGGAAGAAACCGTCGCTGGTAAGCAGCTCGCTGCCTTGATCCGTGGCGGATATCATCCTGGATTCTCTCTGCGTGGCGCTGGTAGCACTATCAACGTGGGTGACCATGAGGAAATTGCCGACGACTATACGATGATTACCATTGACGTTGTGGGTAACCCGTCGTTTGGCCAGGAAGCCATCTTTACCGCTCGCCAAGAATCTGCCGAAGGAAAGGCTAATGCATTGACTGAATCCGTGACAGGACCTCGACCGCTGGTTGAGTCAGTTAATGACATCATGAACCGTTACGGTGCCGAGATTGCTAACCATTATGCGACAATTTCTGTCGGTGGTGGTCTTTATGATAAAAATGGTCTAATTTCTGCATTGCGAGGATTTAATCCATGAATTTAAGTTCAGTATTGACAGAAGAGGAATATTCTGGCATAAATCCAGATGTGATTGCGAAAATTGAATCCGCATGTAATGCCGAATTGGCTTCTGTTCAAGAAGACAATAAGGATAAGCAGCGTAAGCAAGTAGACAAGATGCTGGAAGCCGTGTCATCGAAGGCTGAAAAGATGATCGGCGAGGCTGTTGCCGAGAATGTTTCCAAGATGAAGACCGATGCGATCAATGACAAGATGTTCAAGGCGCTTAGCGCCATGTCTGCAGTCCTTGAGAGCGTCGGCATTACTATTTCCTTGAACGGAACGACTTCCGAGGAAACCAAAAAGCTTCGTGACTTGCTTGCCAAGGCCAATGCCAACTTGAAGACTGCCTACGCTGAACGTGAAGCTTTGAAGGACAAGCTGAACGATGCCGAGAAGAAGTCCTACATCATGCGCCTCGTGCAGGGCATGAAGCCTAGCGTGGTACAGGCAGTGATGAACCACTTCTTGAACTACGATGTACGTGACATCACGTCCGACAGCATCATGAAGTTCATCGACGGTTCTTCCAACGACGTGTACATGATGGACGTTGATCCGGAACGTGACGGAAAGCTAAACATGGACAATGTCGTCAATGCCCTTAAGGATATTGACGACCAGCTCGACCGTGAGAACAAGCTTGAGTCAATTGACGGTATCTTCGAGTGCGATGATGAAGAAGAACCGGCGAAGACGACTCCGAAGATCGAATCTCTTACCAAGGGTCTCAAGCCTCAGCGTGCTGGACTTGCCGCTGGTATGGACACTCTTCTCGAAGATGTCAACATCGACTTGATGGATGTTCCGACAGACGATGCTTCCGACATTGCTGCAGCCATGTCCAATGTACAGGCATTCGAAAACCTCGGTTTGGGCAAATTTGCATAATCTTCCATAAAATCTCCTTGTTATGGTGGAAAGGCTCGGTCGCAAGACCGGGCCTTTTTTAGAGTAATTTATCTACCTAGACGAAATGTGCCTAACTGATAAACTAGGCGTGTAGAGGATTTATGAAACAACCAGACTACACTAACATTGCCCCTCGTGGCCAGATGCAACAACCTCAACCGCAGAATCCGTACGTACAACCGGGTTACGCTCCGCAGTATGCGCCGCAGCCGAATTATGCGCCGCAAGGATATCCGCAGCAGCCGATGCAGCCGCAGTATCCTCCGCAGGGATACCAGCAGCCGATGCAGCCGCAGCCGCAATATCAGCAAGGCGTACAGCCGAACGGATATTTCGTTCCGCAGCAAGTGAATATTGGTGAAGGCTCCCAGGAATTCCGTGACGCCTACCAGAACAACTTGAGAAAGTTTGATGAGGTCAACCGCAAGGTCAAGGAAGGCATCAACAAGAGCGAGGCAGTGCAGCGTGTCAAGGAAATGTCCTCATACAAGACGAAGGTCGAGGCTGACTGGAAGGATGACGTGCAGGGTGCCGCCATCAATCCGGAAATGATGCTCTCCTTCATCGAGAACCTTTGTGTGTCTTTGCAGAACCCTCAGGAATGGCTCCCGGCGAAGTGCGAGAAGTATTTTAAGCCGTTTAGCCAGAAGTCTACTCCGATAGTTCAGGCACTCAAGAATACTGGCAACACAATCAGAAAATTGTGCGGCATGCCGCTGCCAGAAGTGGCTCAGCCGCCGACAGAAGGATAACTTATGGGCATACCGTCAATTTCGCTGGGTTCGTATACTTTCAAGTATGATACCGAGGACTTCGATACCTCGGTAACTTTCGGCGCTGATGACGGTCGTGTCCGTTCAGTCGAGCTGGAGGCGCTTAACGGGTCTTCAGCTGGCTTTTATTTGACAGAAAGGAAGGGCAATGTACTGCTTAATTTTCCTAATATACCAGCTAGTGCGACCAAAGCATACAGTAAATTCACGCTAAGGTTCGTTCTTGGGTATACTGACTACGATGACGAAGATTACGACGTAACCGATTTAGAATATTCACGAGTCGACATAGATGTGTATGCGACTCGTTATGACTATGATGACCCTCGGATCTTGTATATCGAAAATTTGGCGTCTCGTGTAGGCGAGCCAGCTTCCGTAGTGGTTCATGGCGAAAGCCTTACCGACGGATTGAGCATAATTATTATCGATGGTGAGAAGGAATACGTCGTACCGCCGGAAGATATTGAATTCGATATTGACGCCGAAGGAAACGGAACTGCTGCTTTTACGATTACACCGGGCATGCTGGCTTTGAACGCCGACGGTACTGAACCTTGCGCTCAGTACAATATTTATTTCGGATATGGCAACCATCGTTACGAGGACTTGTACCAGACCGGTATTATTCGTTATAAGTACGACAGCGAGAATGACGAGCTGCAGAAGTATTCTACCGAAGGCGTCACTCGTGAAAAGACTTGCTATGAAACCGGCTCGATGTCGCTTGTTTACGATACCGTTGATGAAAATGGAAATCCAGTTATGAATCCAGAAGCCGATCCGAAACTCGGTAACGATATCTACATCAAGAAGCGTGTCTACGTGGTGACCGATCCAGATAAGATTTTCGGCGGCGAGATGGACAAGTACGGCTTGCGTACCGAGAAGGACGACGGTTATGTTCTGAATGACGGCGATGTCGTTCTGCTTTACTATCAAGACAATCCATACGATAATGGTTACTGGATTGTGCGTCCGACGTTCTGGAAACATGTACATAACTGCGAAGAATACATCTACACGATGGTACGTGTAAAGTACAACAAGAATCTTACTCACAGGAGTGGTGAACTGAAACTCAACGGCGTACAGCTGCACGATGGCGATGTTGTATGGCTTTCTCATCAGCTCGTTGAATCGGAAAATGGTTTATGGGTTGTACGTAAGGGTCTTTGGGAAGGATATAATCCTTGGACTTATGAACCGGAACAGTATGAAATTGTAGACTGTCCGTTAGACTGTCACGAAACTCCGTTGCCGTATCCGGTCGATGATTCAGTCTTGGTTGACTTGGGTGCAAAAGCTTCATATCCAGTCGACTATGTTTGCCGTGACGATGTTCCTTACAAGTGCGGCTCACGAACTATTTGTAATTACAAGGTGGAACCCGGCAAGGTTGTCGCCTTATTGAACCAGACTGGTGACGATGGCATCTATTTGGTAAAATGCGGTACTTGGGAAAAGCTCGCCGATATTACTGATGATATGGTTGACGGAACTACGGTCGACTTGACAGACAATATCATAGTTCAGAACGATATTGATTTCTGCGAGTGCGGTGGCGTGTTCCACATCGACTATTTCTTCTTGACTCCGTCATGCTATTTGCATCATCTGCAGCGTACCGTGAAGGTGATGTGTGCCGATGCGTCTATTGCACCGAATAAAGAGGAAAATCAGTTTAAGATTACTGACTACCAGATCCGTATGGGAGAGGAAGACGCTCTCATCGGTAATAAGGGTAGGACTCCGGGTGACCCAGTGAAGGACGACTGTACTGTGGCAAACGAAGACTTTGAAGTTGATTTCGGTCTTGGCCTTGTTGAACATCGCCAATATATCGAGGATCCGGAATGTATCCGTTCGCCGATGTGTACTGGAATATGCGACATTCCTCGTGTGTACAACCTTCGTATGACGAGTGACTACACTAGCAGCAATGACAGCAACGGATTTACTATCAAGTTCTGGAGATATGAGAAGAAGAGCTGGCACTTGTATGCATATATAGGCTCTGGTACTCAGCAGAACGGAATGGATTACTACGTCTACCACTTGCACGTGAAGGGCAAGGCTACCGAGAATCTGGTGGATGTGAATGAACATGACTGGTTCAATGTGACTACTGGCGTGATTGCCAGCGGTGACGGTGCCGACTCGTTCGGTATCTGCGACGATACTTGGACACAGCATAACTTGAATGAATATACACTTTACCAGCCTTGGCGCATCAAGTGTACTACGAACTTGCTGGCGCACTGCTATGATGATCCGGACAGTCCTCACATCCTTCGCACGACTTGTGCCGACATGGAAACTGGCTGGAAGACTACTGCGGCGATCGGTGATGAGGATGTCGAAGAACATTATCTGCAAGGCATGCCGCACTTGTTCGGTGTCGCCTATTACACTACGGCAATGTCTAAGTCGCAGTTTGTTGAAGAATATAACAAGTACGATCCGTACTGTATCTGGCCGGATACAATCGATGTTCTCGTCACTGACGATGAGACTGTCGATAAGCATAAGCAACCGGCTGGCAATTATGGCATAGCCACTGATGACGAAAAGGTTTTAAGGAGATAAAGATGGCCGACTTGAGTTTAATCAAAATCTGGGAACTTGATAAGAGTGGATGGTACGATGGCGAACTATGTTCCATCCCGGAAGAATTGCGTGACTGGTTGCCTATCACGCAATATGAATCGGAAAATAAGCGTGTGACTGTGAGGGCTCCGTATCCGATCGGCGATTACGACAAGTACATGGCCGTGTCTCAGTTGGACGGCGCAAAGATCGAATGCGCTGCTTGTGCTGGAACTGGTAAGACGGCTACTGGCAAAAAGTGTGCAGTATGTAACGGAACTGGTGTTCCGTGTGATGATATTGGTGCTATTTCTATTGATGACTCAGGCGTTATTCATCTGCAGATTGATACTGTAACTATGGGTATTAACGCCGAAGGTAAGCTGTTTGCTCGTCTGAAGTTGAAGGAAAATGGTGGTCTTGAACGAGATGCGGATGACGCTGTTTATGTAAAGGTTGATGATAGCACTATCAAGATTGATGAAAATGGTCAGTTGTATGCTGTGACAATTCAGCCGTATGCAGAAATATTCAATGAGGATGTCAATCCAGATGAGCCTATTACGCTGTTTACTGTTGATGATGGTGTCGAACAAGTGAAGCTGCATATTGCGGTTGATATCACGAGCACTAAGTATGATACCGCAACCGAGCTGACTCGTTTTGACTTGATTGTTGGTGGTACGAAAATGACGTATTGCTGGGATAAGACAGTTCCGTATACGATGATCAATTTTGATGCGATTGTAGACGTGCCGTCAAACAAGAAGATCGTGATGACATTGGATCCAGTAGTATATGGAGACAATTTCAACGATTCCAAGATGAAAGTTCTCGCCAACGTAATTTCGTGTTAAATTGAACTAATTTAACCCTTAGATGTAAAGTTTGGTTTATTATGGCTAACAAGAACATTAACGGGCCCAAGAAACGCCCGGCCAATCCGGCAGTCTTCGACGAAAAGGGTCGTCAGACCGTCGCCTCGATGAAGTACGACAAGATCGACAAGGACTATCTTACTCGCCTTCTACTTGAACACAAGAAAGATGTGGAAATGTACGGCAAGGGCTATCCGGTATCGGATGACCTCGCCACCGCTATCCAGGTCGTCATCAAGAAGACGGCTGGCATGATGTCGTGGCGCAAGTACACGGATACTTGGAAGGAGGAAATGTACGCTCGTGCCCAGTTCTGCGCACTGAAGTACTGCCATTCGTTCGATCCGAACAAGATGGCGGAGAATTCCAAGAACAAGGATCCTTACTACTACTTGGGACAGATCGTTTCTCGTGCGTTCATGCAGCAAGTTACAGACCTCAAGAAGAAGTCAAAGTACATCAAGTTCACCTCGCTTAACGAGAACATTCTCCATACGTGCGTCAACATCGACGAATATGCTGGTGTGATCGAACGTGAGGAGAAACGCCAGAAGGACGAGATCAACGCCCACTTGGCGATGGATCACGGCAACTTGTCCGAAGCCGTCGATGCACTCGAAAAGGTAGATCCGTACATGGACGACAAGGTCATCGAGCTTGCGAAGAAGCTTGTCGACGAGGAAGGCATCAGCGAGGAATCTGCATGCAAGGAAGCCAAGCGAATCTTGGCGGCACGCAAGCAGAAGGCTGCCGAAGCAAAGAAAGCTGTAGAAGAAAAGAAATAGGTTCTCGCCTATTACAAAGAAGGCCACCGGAAGCGGTGGTCTTTTTTATTTTTAACGTTTGTTTTTCTTTTTCTTGATTTCGATTGTCTTTCCTAGGATCTTGATGTCGAGTATGCCTCCGTATGAGAACGTGACTCGCAGTACTTCGCCACTGGTTATTTTCTCTACCTTCTTCACATCTTGTAGAGGGATAACCTGGCAGTCATAGTTCTTGTCCTTGCAGAGAACTACATTCATGTCGGAAGCGGTGGCGAACGCTGCACAGAGGATGATAGCGGCAAAAAGATTCTTAATCATAGGAAATTCCTTTTCTTGTAGTTTATTTCTGCAATAAAAATTATACATATTTGAAACAAACGGTGTACCATTGTGATAAACTATCTGCAAAGTCAAGGACGAAAACTATGGCTCAGAAGATTAACAGTGGAAACGTATTGGGTATGTACGGAACGAATTTTGATACCCATCCAGACTGGAGACACGACATTTACGTACAGACCCAGAGCCTCATCCCTGGTGTCATGGACATCAAGTCCGGCAAGGCGGAGGACTTCGTCAAGCGTGCTGAGGAGCAGATGTACTGGCATACCGAGGACAAACTGGCCGAATTGCAAGACAAGTTCCTTGAAGACGACATGGTGAACAATACTCCGGGCCGTGGACAGAAGAACTATCGCCGTATGGAGTACGATATCACCAAGAATCCTAACGGAAAGGGCGCTGAGGAAGACCGCAAGGCCGCCGAGGACAAGAAAGTCCTCACCAAGGACGAGGTTGTCGACTTGCTCAATAATGTCCGCTATTCCATTTGTTCTACCGCATCCGCTTGGGGCAACGAGCCGATCAAGCAGAAGGACTATCAGGACCAGATCAAGCTTAGGTAGGGGTTTTTCTTCCTTTTACCCTACCTTGGAGGTCGCCGTGAGGCGGCCTCCTTCTGTTTTTGGCACGCTTTTTGCTTATGTATTGGCAAAGGAAATAATTTAATAACTACAAAGGAGTTGTAAAATGAATATGAGATTTCCCGCTGTGTTTAACTTCTTAGGTGTCGATCCGTTCGACTTCGGTGAATCCAATGTTGCTAACGGTTTCTGCAATCTCGGAAACGAGATCCAGTCCATGATGAAGTCGTTGGAAGGCGGTACGGGCAAGTATCGTACGCCGAACATTCGTGCCGAACGTGACGAAAAGGCCGATACGTTCTATGTGGAACTGCCTGGTGTGAAAAAGGAAGACGTCAAGGTTACCGTCTCCGGCGAGTACACTTTGCTGCTTGAAGCCAAGCGCAAGGTCGGAAAGACCGAGACCCAGTTCCGCACCGAGTTGGCAAGCGAAAAGGATATCGGCAACGCCAAGTTGACGTACGCCGATGGCTTGCTTACCGTGACGGTCGAACCGAAACCTAATGCTGAACCGGAAGTGAAACAGCTTCAGATTCAGTAGTTGAACACTCAAAAAAGGAGGAAACATAAAAAATGCCGTCGACGGATGGCATTTTTCGTTTAGACGACCGCGCCGAGAAGTTTTCTTGGCGCTTTCTTATAAACCGTCTGATATGGGAAAGTTATACAATATATGTGCATTTCGTAATGGTCAGCTACTGCAGCTTGACGATCTTATCAATAGCGGGGTCGGCCCTACACCACCGGTACCACCAGGACCTACACCTCCTGTCCCACCTGGGCCAGAACCGTTCGACCCACGAATAGTGGACAAGAATGGCCGTGAGTATGCCACGGTGACTGTGGGCAACAAGATATTCACCGTGGAAAACTTCAAATATGTTCCAGCTGGCGTGACATGGGTTGCTGACGGGGGCCGCGACAAGCTCGAACGAGCGTTGCTGAACGGGAAAGATACCGGCATTTCCAAGAATACAGGAAAAGAAGGCGCGTTCTGGTATACGGCTGACAAGGTGAAGGATTATATACCCGACGGATGCCGGCTCCCCACGTACGACGATATCGTGGACATGATAGACGCCTTGAAAACGAGCAGCGAACTGAGAATTTCACGTTTTGATCTATACAATCCTGGCATCGAGTACACCAATGAAACGCCGTACCAGACTGCATACGAAGCCGCACTGGAGAGGGTGAACTCATGGAGCGACAAGAATAAGCTCGGTTTCGACGAGAATCATTTTGATACGACCAAGTTCGAAACTAACGGTTTCTACTGGCAAACCTCCCTATTGGGTGGTTCGCAATACGTTATTGACTCGTCCGGCACATTGCCCGTCATAACGTTCCGTGTCAACTGGCCGGATAGCGGACATGATGCGTTCTTCATGAACGATGACGTCACTAAAGGTGACATAACCGAGTTCTCTGTCCTATTGGTCAAAGATATGCCCGACTTGCAGATAGGCGTAACTACATGAAGAAAATTTGAACCGTTTCACACGACCGATTGTGCGTTGAGCCAGTTTCTGTAGTAGTTGAGGCTCTTGCGTGCCTTAGCGAATCCTTCTGTCCCGGCTGAACGGATCACGTCGCCGACGAGAGATTCGAGGAACACCTTCGGTTCGGTATCGCCACGCATCTGTTCCAGAGTCTCGATCGATTCGAACTTTGCGGTGTCGCTTTCGGTGAGGTTCGTGTCGACGTCATGGATCAAGCCGAACGCCTTGATAACGCCTTCCAGCTTCGCCTTGTTGATATCGGTCATCAACTGGCGTGTCTTGTAGATGAAGTACTTTTCTGATTCGTTTGCTTGACGCATTGTGGTCTCCTAGCTTTATGACCGTAGTTTATCATTTCCATCCAAGACCGAACTGATAAACTGATACCGTAAGAAGGGCATGACATGACACCGTACTACTACGTTAGAGAAATTGAGAAGATAATGATTGCGTTGATGGACGTATTCAACAATCTTCGTGTCAAAAAATACAAGGACATTTCACGCACGGAATCTGACCGTACGGTTGCCGTACCTATCGTTACCCATAGCAGCTTGAACTTTGCGAACTTGGTTGCGTCTACGCAGACTAGCCAAGAGCCCATGCCGGTGCCTATCATCGGTTTCCGGTTTACCGGGAACAATCATGACCAGGCGAACATGGTTCAGCCGTGCTACGCTCGTGAGATCTTGTCTACGACGCTGAACAGATTCATCAGAGATATCCAGCCGGTTCCGCAAGTGTTCAAGTTCGAGATGACGGTTCTGTCGAACGACCTTTCCGACTATTTCCAGCTCAAGGAAAACATCGAGGCGTACTTCAACATGTACCGTGCTGTCCGTATCAAGGAATTCGACTTCGCTCCGGAAATCGAACGACCGATTCCGTTTACGGTTACGTGGGCTGATTCTATCGAGGACGAGAAGAATTCTGACAGTAAGGAATATCAGTACTACAAGACGACCTACACGATCGAGGCTCACGGCGTGTATCACCGTAAGTACGAAATCCCGGCTATCATCAAGTATGCCCAGATGAATTTCAATATCAACAACGAACTTATTGATTCTCTCCAAGTGTTCGTGTATCCGGATGAAATCGCTAGACAGAAGAAGCATCTATGGGAAACCATCGAGCCTTCTATCCGTGAAGGTTGGTCTTTGTTGAAGACGTTCACACGCACTCTCGTGCGTAAGACTGACGAGGACGGCGACGAAGTCTGGAAGGACGAGACGATGAACTACTATGACCTAACCTACCATACCGATGACGATATCACTGGTAGGAACAAGGTCGGCAATATCGTGTCTGGCTACAATCCGATTCTTAAGGGTTACAAGCGTGACGCCAATGGAGAATTGATCAAGGACGAAGATGGCGATCCTATTCCTATCTATGACTGGGAAGATATCATCGTTGGCGATGTCAACCGTCCGCCAGAAGTTCCGTCGTTCGACTTGATTCACTTGAACTTCGATGAGGACACTTCGTTCGAGCACGATTATAGCGGATTGAACCGTGACTTCGTTGCCGTGAACGACAGTGCTCGTGAGTTTGTTCCAGACATGGCTCCGGGTAACGGAAGCTACGCTCCGGATGGCTATGCACCGAATACTGACTGGTCTCATATCCTCAACTGGTTCGGAGATAACAAGGAAGGTAAGGTAGAATCGTCCTACACGTTCAAGGCGACGCTGCAGTTCAAGAATCCGAATACGGATACTGTGTTCCAGTACTTGTTCAATCCGAACGACGTGACGCTTTCCGACGGAACTGTTATCCCAGCAGAGACCGTGTGGTTCGACTGGGGCATGCAAGACCAGCGTCTGTATTTCACCTATCACACGTCTACGCAGTATCATCGCTTTGTAAGTGCAAAGACTGCGTTTGACGACAAGACAATTTATTCAATCTACTTCGTGCTGTATAACGAAGGACAGAACGGCGCATTCGGTGTCCGCACCAATTTTTCCGACACGATGATTGCGCTGGAGACAAAGGAAGTCTAATGCTGGATTTTGACGCATTGCTGAAAAAGAAAGTCGCTGATTGCAAGGCATCCGAGAACCAGCAGCTTCCGGGTATGCCGAGGGCGAATATTTCAGTTCCCAAACTGGATCGTCTCAAGCAGTTTTTCGAAGACCGTGAGTACGACGATACTCCGGTAAAGGTTGAAGGCGTTCCTACGATGTCGAAGGCGATGGAAATGATTCGTGCCGAACAGAGCGACGAATACATGCACCGTGACGACAATCTTAAGACGTTCAATATTATAAACGAAACTAACAACAAGCATCCGTACGATGCTTATTTCCAAAGGAAACGAGAAGATGAGCAATCTAATAGCTAGGCTGAAGGTTACTTCCGCCGTACAACAGAAGCCGACAGTCGTCAAGGCCAAGGTTCCCGCATCCATCAAGATCCCCGGCGCTACCGTCGCTAAGGTGGCACCTATTGTTGAACAAGTTGGCGGCAAGGCCGTTGCTACCAAGAGTGGTCGTGAAGACGCACTGATCCTTGCTGGCATCCGTAACAAGATTGCCGAGACAAAGCCGAAGGTTGATATTGGCATCAACGAAGATATCATCGCGAAGTATCGTGACGAATATCAGCAGTTCCTCAAGGAACTCGAATCTATGGACTTCTCCTCCATGATCTTCGGACAGACCACCGCCCAAGCGACGGTAACTACCGAAGGCACGGCCCCGGTGGCTAAAGAGGAAGTTCCTCTTGCCAACGGGATTTCCGTGGGTGAGGAAGCTGGTGAATCCATCGTGATTCCGACCACTCCGAAGAAGACTCGCAAGAAGAAGGCTGTGACCGAGGAAGTCCAGACCGATCCTACCGAGAAACCGGCGGAAGAGTAAACCATTATTTACTTTGAATGTAAATAAAAGTCGACTTGTAGCCCAAGTCGACCTTTTCTCGTTGCGATAAGCTATATTAAGAGAAGGGGGCACTATGGACTTGCGAGAACGTAACTTATTGCAAATCGAAGAGATCGAAAAACATAAGTGGATCGAGTCCGAAAAGGCTGGCCACGACTTGGGCGAAGCTGCCCGAATTGACTGGATTGTCAAGTATGCTGCCAAATGGAGCGAAGAACATCCGGTAGAAACCGATAAACTGCCTACAGATGAAAGTTTGAAGGCAGATAATGGCGTTTCAACAACTATTCCTTGAATCTATTGCTGATGTATGTGGATCGAAGGCTGGGCTGGTAGCTGCAGCTTTTACACCTCGTATGGAAGCCGAAGACGGTCTCGGAGGCGGTTACGATACTCTGAAGGATCTTGCCGTGTGGCTTCTGGTCGAAAGCAATGTGCTTAATCAGTTGCACTGGAATACTGATACTAATCATAAGCATGAACTCCTCAACGAGGCTTACGAGCTGTGCCGTGATACCGGCGACAAGCTGGCCGAGACCTATATCGCACTGACTGGAAAGCCGTGTGACAAGGAATTCCCAAATGTCAGTTCTGGTTCTGGCTTGAAGGACAAGGATACCCTTGCTTTGCTTAAGAAGATCAATCGTCACATGAATCAAGCGTGTTCCAAGAATCCGAAGTTCCCGGAAGGCGTCAAGAACGCTTTCGCCGATTTCGACGAGGCGATGACGACTATTATCTACAAGTACAGCCAGTTTACGGCATAAGGATTTGCTATGGAACTTATTACCACAGATGACATGGTCGAATACGTCAAGAGCCGCATGGGTTACCCCGTGACGGAAATTGAGATGGTCGTGGAAGAACGAGGCGGCCTTGGCCATATCCATCTGGCCATCAATGATACGCTGAGATGGTTCTACCGTATCAATATGGACGAGGCGTCTTACAAGGATATCTTGAAGATTCCTCTGCGTGCTGGTATCATCCAGTACCGTGTTCCGGACAACATCATGGAAGTTATCGACGTGCAGCCTTCCTACGGTAACACGTTCTCTCCGATGATGGCATGGGACGTCGGCCCCGGTGAATCGCTCATGGGTGTCGGTGGCGCTGGTCTTGGTGGTCTCGGTCAGTTCGACTTGGTGACTTACGCCGGAGCTATCCGTTACTTGAACGACGTGAAGAAAATTGTCGGTACGCAGTATAATATCAAGCTGCATCCGGTAGACCATATACTCAGGGTCTATCCTACTCCTAAGTCAGACCGTATTGCGCTGGCAACGGTCTACGTCAAGGCGAAGAAGTACGAAGTGTTCGCCAACCCGTTGTTCTGTGACATGGTAGTCGCTCGTGCAGAAATGCAGCTAGGAAAGATCCTCAAGAAGGACGATATCACGCTTCCGGGTGGAGCAAAGGTAAACGGTCAAGCTATCTATACCGATGCGAAGACCGAATGGGATGCATTGTTCAAGTTGCTGCAAGAACAGTCCGCACAGCCGTTCATGATGACCGATTTGATGTCGTAGTTGCCAAGAATCTTACGATTTGCTATATTAATCCCGTCTATCAAGGCGGGATTTTTATGTTATCACATTTTGTCAAGTTTCTCATGAAGGCTCAATATGCCGTCTACGTGGGCATCGCAGTAGTGATTGTCCGTAACATCATCAAGAAAGTTCGTACCGACATGGATAGGGTTAACTAATGTTCGATAAGATTGTAAACAACTTTGGGTTAATAACAGACGCCGATGCGCAGCGTCTCGGCATCAACGGCAACGCGGGTTTCTTCGGCAAGAAGAGGAAAACTGACGACGATTCCCTTGATACCTTCAAGGAACTGACAAATACGATCGATGACATCATCGAGGCGATTCCGAATATCACGATTCCGTCTACAATCGTAGGAAAGAGCCGCTACGAAGGCTTGAAGGAAATTGTCAGCTTGTACAAGAAGCAGAATATGTCGAAGGTATTCTTGCTGTCTTGTACGATGGTCAACTTGATCGCTCGCCACAGCGGTGCCCAGGAAGTTTCCAAGATCGCTGGCTTCATGCAGAACTGCCTCGCCTTGTATTCTATCGGCGATAATCTCTGCTCACACATTTCGTTTAACTGGGACTACGTCGACACGATGTACATCATCGTGAACAACGAGCTTGAAGGCGGCGCGCCGCTGTCCATGCAGCAGTACCGTGACATTAACACCAAGTATTCCAAACAG